CTTTTGTTCTGGGCGAAGTGTTTGATAATCTCCACGATCCTTCTGGAGAGACACCTCTTCGGGTCTCCAGAAGTATCCTAGTTGCTGAGTAGTCAGTTTTTCAAAGATAGGATACTTATAAGAATCATATCTTTGAACTCCCAGAGGCTTTCCAAAAAACATTGGCTGTTTTTTAGTATTTACTTGTTCGGTGTTAAAAACTGTCATTCCTTTAATTTGTGTTTGGTTGTCTTCCGTGGAAGAAATCTTAAACTGCACAGGATTCACACTCTCCCTCCTCTACTGAACTTAACTCACTTAGCAAATCTTGAAGATTGGGCTTTTCTTCTACTACCTCATCAGTTTTAATATCGTAAGTATTTTGATAGTATGCTGTTTTGTGCCCGTACTTGTATGTAGTCAAAAAGTCATTTGCCATAACTGATGTAGGAACTTCATTGTTTTCATAGTTTTCTGGATTATAAGACCAGTTTGCCGAAATTGCTTGGTCAAAGAACTTTTGCATTACAGCAACAATGTTAATATAACCAGTGTTGTTAGGCATATCCCAAAGAAGCGTATAGTTGTTCTTGAGCGTATGATACTGGGGAACAATCTGTTTAAGAGGTCCTTTTTTGGATTTTTTAATGGACAAGTAATCTCTAGGAGGTTCAATTCCATTTGTTGCGTTTGACACAACGGAACTACTCTCCGATGGCATCTGTGCGGACAGTGTTGAGTGTCTGAGACCGTGTTCCAAGATAGATGCTCTAAGAGTTTCCCAATCATGCTCCAATCCCACAGAAGTAATTTCGTCTACATCTTTTTTATAAGTATCGATTGGAAGAATTCCATCAGCATACTTAGTACGTCCAAAGTATTCACAATGACCCTTTTCTTTGGCAAGTTGATTAGATGCTTTCAGTAGATAATACTGGAATGCCTCAGTAAGACCATGAACCGCATCCCATGCTTCTTGGTCTCCATAATTAAATCCAAGTTTTGCCAAATAGTGAGCAAGACCAATAAACCCTATACCAAGTGAACGACGTGCCTTGGTGGCGATTTCTGCCGCCGCTACGGGGTATTTCTGATAGTCAATCAACTCATCCAAACCACGAACTGAAAGGTCACAAAGTTCTTCAAGTTCTTCATCAGACTTTACTTTACCAACATTGATTGCAGAAAGAATACAGAGAGCAATCTCACCACTTGTATCATCAATGTGCTGAATAGGGTAAGTTGGAAGAGTGATTTCCTGACAATTATGAACTAGAATATCATTTGCGAAGAAATTATGAGTTCCTTCTACAGTAATATCATAAACTGGAATTTCTTCTTCAAGATATTCAATCTTTAACATTTTTTTCTCCTATTTTGTTCTAAAAGTTGTTTAGCAAGTTTTCTTTGAGTTTCGTCTCTGTAATAAGGATTATACACCAATCCAGTCTGTTCTTCAATAGATTTATAAAAGTTTTTATGTTTCCCACCAAATCTATTTTTAGAAAAATGTTTTGGAAACTTAACATTCAATTCATTAATAGCAAACTCAACTATTCTTTTCCTTCCACCAATAAATCCATATTTTTTAGCAAACTTTACACCCACTTCTATAAGTTCCTCATCAGTGTATCCAGAATAGTTTGGATTATTATAACCAGTAGTTCTTATGGAAATACCATTTCTCCACTCTTCCTGAACCTCCTGTGAGCATCTTGGAAGCATCCAACCACCAGTTCCCCCTGAAGTAGCATTATAACCTTTAGTATCACTTTCAAAGAGTTTAATAAAGTGGGTTTCCTTTTCATTAATAAAGTTTTCATCTTCAGTTTGGTAAGTTTCAATCACAGATAAGTCCCAACAATCTTCACCATATTTTCTAATTGCAGAATGAAATCTAAATTTAGAACCATTTCTTGCTGATGATAAATGACGATTCCAACGATGCTCTAAAGAGTATTCAGTTTTTCCTATGTAAGGTTTTCCGTTTTTCTTATTGGTAATTTTATAAACAATATATGTCTTCATTATAGGAAGTGTAATCTCATAACTATTTATAAAGTATAGACATTACACTTCCTATTATTTCATATACCAAGTACCATTAACTCATCAGTTTCAATTAAATCCTTTGCCATCACATATCCACGATTTTTTGTGAATACTTTATGTTCTGGAGTTACCACAATACTCTTTCCACTTTCTTCATCAGTAATTTTCATTACTTTTGCTTTTGGTGAAGTTTGAGCAAAAGCAGTAATTGGTTGCATAGTAAAGAAATCTTTCTCAAAACTATGAGAAGCAACTTCTATATTTTCAATTTTAACTCCACTATCAATCAGTTTTTGTAAATTTTGAATTTCAGTATAAAAAGATATACTATTTCTCAACCCAACATAATCAGTAGCAATTGACTTGCATAAATCATAAATATCAGGTTTTTCCAAATTGACAGTAACATAAATCTGAGTATCACCAGCAACACAAAGATTACTCATCTCAACTTTATCTTTGAATGAAGAATGAGAATTGCAGTGGTCAATATTCATAATATAGATACGACCCGTTTCAGCCCTTTCTTTGAGGAGATTGAGAATGAGTTCCTGTGCCTTAATAGTCTTTTTTGGAACGGACGGATCCTTTTCATATGAAACATAGAGATTGTCAAAACTAGGGAGTCCGAAAGAATCATAAAGTCCAGGTACGTCATGGGGACTGAAGAGAGTAATCTCTTCATCTTTGATAAACCTTTCATAAAACAACTTAGAAATTTGAATAGAATAGTCAAGTTTACGAACTCGATTATCTTCAGTTCCTTTGTTGTTTTTGAGAACTAGAATGTCTTCTATTTCTTGGTGCCAGATTGGGAAGTGGACCGTCGCGGATCCACCTCGTATGCCATTCTGCGTGCAACATCTGACAGTTGCTTCAAACTTCTTGAGAAATGGTACAACACCCGTGTGTTGAACTTCTCCACCTCTGATTTTGCTGTTGATGCCACGGATTCGACCAGCGTTGATGCCGATTCCCGCCCTCTGTGCAACGTATCTACCAATAGCCATATCAGAACTAAAGATACTATCGAGGGTGTCATCAACGTCAACAAGCACACAGCTAGCAAATTGCCTAAGCGGAGTTCGCACTCCCGCCATGATTGGTGTTGGGATGTTGATTTTGTGCTTTGAGATTGCGTCATAATATCTCTTTACATAGGAAAGACGTGTTTCTTTTGGATACTCTGCAAAAATAGTCAGAGCAATCATCATGTACATAAATTGTGGGGTTTCATATACACCGCCACTACTTCTATCCTGCACGAGGTACTTATCAACGACCTGACGTAGACCTGCATAAGTAAAGTTCATATCCCGGTCATGAACAATATACGAATCTGCTTTTGCAATTTCTTCTTTAGAGTATTTTGTATAGATGTCTCCATCATAAACTTCTGCATTTACGCAATTGTAAATATGTTGCTCAAGATTGGGAAGTTCCTTTATTTTTCCGTAAAGTTGTTTACGAACAGAGAATAAAAGAAGTCTTGCCGCAACATACTGATAGTTTGGATGGTCCAAATCAATCAAGTCTGAAGCAGACCGAATCAAAATTTCTTGAATTTCTTCAGTAGAAATACCATTATAAAATTGAATTCCCGATTTCATTTCAACTTGACTTGCCGAGACACCTGCAAGACCTTTACATGCCTCTTCAACCATTAAATGCATTTTATCGAGATCAAGTGATTCAACTCTCCCATCACGCTTTTGTACTTTTGTTCCGTTACTCATATTTTTTTCCAGGTAGTAAATTTAAGTTTTGCTTCTAATCCAGAGTAAGTATTTGATTCTATCACAGATTGCACATCAAGTCCAGATAAAACCATATCGTTAATATCTTTTTCCTTTATTGCTGTTGGCCAGATGACAATTTTTTCTCCCCTATCAATGACACGGGAGATTCTTGAATGGATTTCTGCATTACGTGGTTCGTTATCGTAAATCCAAACACAATCGCTAATGCCCCACTTACCAACATCACCATCAGCTCCACAAAGAGCAATTGAGTTACGAATGAAAGTTGAGTCGAAGGGACCTTCTGTGATGTAGACAGTTTTACTTTTTTCAATCTCATCGAGACCGTAGATTTTTGGTGCGTCATCATTAAGCATTATAGTAATATATTTAATCTTGCTTGGACCAAGTGCTCTACCTTGAAATCCGACAAGATTATTTTGATAGAACAAAGGAATAACAATCCTAGGTTCATCTTTACTAGTATCATCGAAGACCTTTTTTAAAGAATTTGTCCACGATTTAAATTTGTCTGCGTAATAAAATTTATAAGAGTTTAATTTCCTTCTTTCTAGATAATTTTTAGAAATTTCATTTTCTGATGCTTTTGGTAAATCTAGTTTAGGTTTAAATTTTGGAGTCTCAAATTCAAATTTAGGTTCTTCTACCGAAAAGTTTTTTCCAGTGTGCCCTTCTTTAAATTTTTCAAGTTGATATTGTTTATATACAAATGAATCAAAATCTTTTAAAAAATTACTAAACGATATATTTGCTCCACAATTATGACATTTAAAATTTGTATTATTTTTTACTTGATAAAAATAACCTCTTG